TTATTAAGTGTACTATATAGTATGCCATTACCAACAAAGAAAGAAGACGAAAAGCGAGGTAAATTTATTTCTCGCTGCATGAGCGATCCCAAGGTTCGCAAAGAGTTCCCCGATGGTAAACAACGGGCCGCAGTTTGTTATAGTCAATACGATAAAAAGGCAAAAAAATGAAATATGCCATTTTGCTTTCCGCGCTGAGCATATCTTTTGTCGCAGCGTATTTTAGCATTGTAGGCTTGACAACTATGTTTCCTGCCGCTTTCTGGTCAATTGTGATCATGGGTTCGGTTTTGGAAATTGCCAAGCTTGTATCCGCGAGTTGGTTACATCATAATTGGAAAATTTGCCCAAGAAGTTTAAAGATTTATTTAACTAGCGCGGTTGTAGTTCTTGTATTTATAACAAGTATGGGTATTTTTGGCTACTTAAGTAAATCATATATTACCCACCAAACAGTAGCAGAAGAAACAAGAATAGTCATGACTCAATTGGACGACAAAATCCAAAGAGAAAAAGACTATATTGACCGACAAAACGAATACCTAAAAGAATTGGACGAACAAAAACAAAACTCTTCAACCAATACTGCTTATAATATCGAGCTTGAACAGAAAAAAATAGAAGACCTTTATTCGTCTTTAGACAAAAATTTAAAGATAGATAACGAAGAAATTGCGCGCTTAAATAATCGAATATCTATTCTTGATCAAGAAATTGCCGCGATTAACGCTCAATCTGGTGGTCTTTTTGGTAGCAAAAAGAAGAAATTAGAAGAACTTGCCATACAGCAAAACCCCGAAAGAGAAAGTATAAAATCAAAAATTAATTCTGCAGAATCTAGAATATCAGAAGCCCGCAAAAATACAGAACTTCAAGTAAATAAGATTAGAGAAAAAATCGAAGAGCGTCAAAATGATACAGGAAGTAAAGAAGACTTATCTTTGAAAAAAGAAGAGTACAATCAAAACATTCAAGATTCTTACGCCAAAATCGAATCTATGGAAGCTGAAAAATTTAATCATAAAAATTCTCAGCTCGAATTAGAAGCGGAAGTTGGCCCAGTAAAATATGTTGCTGAATTACTTGAAGATTTAGGCGCTCAAAGTATTGCGCTTGCTGAAGCTATTAGGATTATTATTGTTATATTGATTTTCGTATTTGATCCTTTGGCTGTCGTTATGTTACTTGCGGCAAACATGAGTTTTAAAATGGCTACTGCAGAGCCTTATGAAAAACTTTCCTCTACAATCAAAAAAAGAAATAAAAAAAAGGCGACTATAACTACCACGATTGCGCCCATCACGGAAATTGCAAAAAAAGAAGAGCCTGAAATTGAAAAAGAAACTCCACCTGTTGATAGCTCTAAAGAAGATATTACTCAATACAATATATTAAAGTGAAAAAATTGTTGATATTTTGCTTCTTCTTGCTTTCTTGTTCGCCAACTCAGCATTCAATTAATACAGGATACAAACCCAAAACCCTAGAAGAAAAGATTGAAGTTGCTCAGCAAATAGAAGAGAAAGAATCTCCCCTTCATGTGTCAAAGGATAGCCCTGCATGGAAACCTTTTTTTCTTATTGGGGTTTTTATTATAGGTGGATGTTTTCTGTCTTGTAAGCCCCGCTTAATTCCTGACGCCATCAAAAAAATTCGATCCAAGCTTGACAAAAAGAATTAAATCGTGTACTATAAGTTAGTTCTTTAAAATTTTATGGGCGTGTTTTGGATTCGATTTGAATTGAATTGATGCATTGCAAGTAGGAGCGCGTCTGGCTCCTTAAAAAGGCGCAACCTGTTACATGGCAACAAGTCACGTATCAAAGCTTTTGGCTTTAAAAAGCCTGAGCTTGCTCTAGCAGCTTAAGTCTGTTACCTCTTACCCTTTGACGCAGATAAAAGGGATAAGGGGTCATTTATCTGCAAAACAGAAAAGATTTTCTTGTTAATAAACTGTAAATAATTCAAACAAGAAGTTCGATGTTAGTATCAATAACTGAAAAAGAAACTAACTAAACTTGTAGAAGTGTATGCTTGAAGGTTTAAAGACGCGGGAGTCGAGCCCCGCCACGTCCACCATTTTTTTTCTCCACTTCCACCAAAAATTGTGTATATATTTTATATGGAAGAAAAGAAAATCAAAGGAAGAAAACATGTTAAATTAAAATGCGCGTACTCAGGAGAGTATTTCTGGAAAGATAAAAGCGAATACACTAGAAGAATTAACATTAACCCTGATCACAAGTTCTATAAAAGCATTAAAGATGCGGCTTTAGGTGGGGGAGAGAAGCATTATTCGCAGCTTAAGCCTTGGACAGGGAAAGCTAACGATAATTTTATCAAATCATCTTATAACAGAAAAGACGAGTATTCTTCATTTAAGTATTTTATAGCTAAAGCGAAACAGAGGTCAAAGACTAAAAAAAGCAAGTATCAATCATATGATATAACTTTAACATACTTAAAAAATTTATGGGAAAATCAAAGTGGAATATGCGCTATATCAGGAGTAAAAATGGAGCTACCCGCATCTCTTTCGGAAACTCGCGGTTCTCCATTCTGCGCGTCCTTGGATAGGATTGATTCAGAAATTGGCTATATACAAGGTAATGTGCAATTTGTAACACAATTTTGCAATTTAGGCAAAAGAGATTTTAAAGAAGATCAGGTATTAAAGTTTATACAGGCGATTAAATCCGCAAACAAATAAGCCCCCTATTGCTAGGGGGCTTTTTCTTTTGGAGGGTTAGTTTTACTAACGGTATAAATTATTCAGGTCTTTTACCTAAAGGTTTTCCATCTTGCCCGATTTCTCCAGCGCGAATTTTTGTAGCGGAGACTTCTTGGAGCTCTTTGCTAAGCTCGAGTTGTTCTATATTATATCCTACTCCTCTTCCGTAGAATACATCCATAATATTAGGGAGTTCTACAACTTTGATTTTGTTGCCAAATTCAATGCAAGCTGCTTCGATTTCTTTTTTGACTTGCTCGAAATCGTAAGGGTTTTTTTCGTCTATTCCTCCAACGTCCCTCAAAGCAATGCAGCATTGCCCAGTTCTTCTAATCGCTTCTGCAACTAAACTTTTATGGCCAATATGAAAAGGTTGATATCTTCCTATTAAAAGGGCGGTTGGTGCTTGATTATCCCAAGCTTCAGTTTCATTAAGCTTCTCAACAACCTTTGCGCACCATTCGTCTGGCGTTCCTTCTTTTAGTTTGATATCATACCCTTCTGGTTTTTGAAACATCTTGTTGGTATCTTCGTATCTACCTTCTTCAATTCTATCAACCCATATGGTAAAGTCAGCGCCAAAAGCTTCCCTTGTTTCTTTGGTTGGACATACAAAGTCAGCTATGACATATGAGCCCCCCAGTTTTGCCCAGTCGCAAAGTTTACCCATTCGAGTTGCGTGAGCGAGTCTATCCTCTGGGGAAAATCCTAATTCGGAATAAATGTCTTGTCTGACGGCATCAGCATTAAACCAAGCGGCGTTCAACTTAGACACAAGCTTTTCAGCAAGTGTAGTTTTCCCAGAACCGGGCAAACCCATAATAAGAATCTTTCGTTTCATATTTATATTAATACACTATTATAATAATAATCCTTGACTTTTTCTTATAAATATGTTAATCTTTTTTTTGTGCAAAAGATTTCGAATCAAATTTTAATTGATATGCTAGGTTGTTCCAAGCAAGATCCTTCTTTATCAATTAAGGACTGTTCCAAAAAACTAGGTTATAATCATACTACTGTATATAATTGGTATCGAAATTTAAAATCTGGCAAATGGGAAGCTGGTTATTCGAAGACAGAAGATTCCGAGCCGTTGAAAGAATCCGTTGTTTACGATTTCGTGAACAGCTTTGCGTTTTCTCAAAACTCTTCTAAAATACTTAGAAAATTAGTTACTAAAAAATGTCTAACTAATAGCTATTGCTACGGTAAACAATTCAAGATATTAAAAAGGTTATTTAAAAAATATCCTAATATAGATTTTTGGTTAAACGTAGATTTCGGAGAACCTAGAGACGATATTCTTTTATATATTGGAAAGGCTGAACAAAATTTGCATAAAAAATTTATTGACTTTACGGCAAAAGATGGATATACTAAATTTAATTACGATTATAAACCCGAAAAAAGAGAGCCCAGAGAGAAAAAGAAGAAAAACATCTGGGACTATTATTGATTATGAGTACAGCTAATGACATGTTAAAATCGTTCCTTAAAGAGAACAAGGAACATCACTATAACTTCGAAGATGAAATTGATTATAAAGTTTCAAGCGGAAGCTTGAATGTAGATTTCGAACTTGGAGGAGGATTTGGCCCCGGACTACATAGGTTCGTTGGGATGAACGAAGGAGGCAAGACTTCTGAAGCTCTAGAAGTCATGAAGAACTTTCTAAAGATGCCCAATTCTAGAGGCTTGTATATTAAAGCTGAAGGCAGGCTTTCAAAAGAAATGCAAGAGCGTAGTGGGGTTGAATTTGCTACCGCTGAAGACGATTGGAAAGATGGTAATTGTTTTGTTTTTGAAAGTAATATTTACGAGACTGTTTTGGATTTGATGAGAGCTTTAGTGGGAGACAATGAAAATAAAACTAAATACTGTTTCATTCTAGATTCTCTTGATGGTTTGATCATGAAGGAGGACATGAAAAAAGATTTTCAAGACGCTCATAAAGTTGCTGGCGGCGCTCTTCTTGGTGCAAAATTTATGCAAAAGATGAGTATCGCTCTAGCAAAGCGTGGACACATGGCAATATTTATTTCTCAAGTGCGCGCTGATATTAAACTTGATCCATATACCAAGGCTCCTATTAGACAAACTAGCGCAACAGGGGGTAACGCGCTTCTTCACTTTGCTAATTATATTCTTGAGTTTGAAGCTAGGCATAAGAAAGATTTGATTCTAGAAAATCAAACCCAACCAGTTGATAAAGATAAAAACAAAATTCTTGGACATTTCGCTAAGATTACAGTAAAAAAATCACCCAACGAGAAGACTAACTATACCCTTCAATATCCCATTCGCTACGGAAGAACTGGCGGAAATTCTGTTTGGGTTGAGAAAGAGTTAATAGAAATGCTTTATGGATGGGAATATGTTCACAAACGAGGTGCTTGGATTAGTGCAGATGAATCATTCCTTGAGTTACTAAAAGAGAATGGTTTGGATTTTCCCGAAAAAGTTCAAGGCGAAGCCAAGCTCAGTAATTTATTTGAAGAAGACCAAAAGCTAACTAATTTCTTAACTTCTTATTTTAAGAAGATTGTTTGCGAATAAGATGCTTTTTCAAACACTTAGTGGTTCAACTAAAAGAGTAACAAGAGCCAATAAATATATTATTGATTGGGACAAAGCGAGCAAAAGTAAGATCCAATATAACGCCAAGCAATTCCTTAAACAGTATTGGAAAAACCATGTCGTATTTGAGGAGTTTCCTGTTGCTGGAACTAGATTAAAATTTGATTTTTATAACGCTAATAAAAAAATAGCTATAGAAGTCAACGGTCAACAGCATGTTAAATACGTTCCCTTTTTTCATAAGCGCAGGTCTAATTTCGTTAGTCAAATACGAAGGGATCAGCAAAAAATTGATTTCTGTGAATTGAATGAAATTAAACTTGTAGAAATATACTCTGAATCAGAGCTTGATAAAAAAAAGTTCGAAGAGTTAGGAATTTACCTGTAAAAAGTGTAATATATATTAATGGACGAAGATAATTTTGATGAAGAAGGTTTTCCTTCTTTTGTTCTTCCAGAATCTTTTCTCAATCAATTATTTGAGTTTTCTGGCTCAACAGATGGCAATAGAGGTTTTTTATTGGCCTATGTTAATCAAGAGGGCTGTCCCATGATTTATACCAAAGCGGATAATCAAATCATTGAAATGGGCTTGCGTAAAGCGATTGAGAAATACATTATCGAACCCGAAGAATCTGAAATGTTCAAT